CATGCTCATAGATTCAATTGCCTCCAAATAGAATCTCCAAATGCGTGCGCGCGCGCGATTCATCAGTGCGGGGCTTTTCTTCCCTCTTTTCTCCATAGAAATCCACCACGTCGACCAGTTCCCAATGAATCCTTGTTGCCTGCACAAACTTGGGCGTGAGGAATGCGGTCTGGGTTCTGGTGCTTACCGTGGCGATTTGTTCTTTCTGTACCTTCACGCCTTTTTCCCTCTCGATTGCATGATTCTTTGGATCGTGATGGCCAGGGCGTCCAGCTCGTCCATCTTCATTAGTGCCCAGATTCGCTTTTGCCCGTGGATTCCCAGTAATGGGCCGCGGTGGCAGCTCTCGCACAGGGCTATGGATGTGAACCACTGGCCCTGTTTGATCTCATGGCACTCGCTGGGGTTGCTTTCCCCTCCCCCTGCGTCGCATACAGAGCAGGGCTGGAGCTTCACCAGTCGCACGTATTCACGCTCCGCGGCTTTCATGCTGGGCTTGTTCTTGCTCTGCATCAGTCGTCCTTCTCGGTGAACTCGATTCCCAGATCCACCACGCCGAAGGCTTGCACCTCGGTCAGGAAGTCGCTGAACTCGTCGTCACTCAGTAGCTCGGTGGACTTCACCAGCTGCTTATTGCGGGGTTCTTCCCTCGGGGGGCAAAACATGTCCTTCAGCAGCTCCTTCCATGCCGCTGGGGCATAGCGGATGCGGCGTCCAGTGTCGGGGTCGGTGAGCCATACCTGCTCTGAGAAGTCGGTCAAGATCGGGCCGTGAAACATCCGGCGCAGGGCTTGCCGGTGCGTTGGGTTCACTGTCTCCCAGATGATCCGTCCACGGGCTCCCGTGCGGGTGTAGGGCTTGATCACGCCCTGATACAGGTCGTTCACGGTCTGGTGGGCCTGCTTGGGGCTGCATACGTCAAATGCTTGCCTCATGGGTGCACCTCGCAGATGCGCAGGAGTAGGTCACCCAGCGGGATGATCTGGCCCACTTGCGCGCGGAACATGTCCACGGGCAGGGTCAGCTTGATCTCCACCGTGTGCCAGTTGCCCCGGCCTTTGGGTTTGCAAATCAGGGTCACAGAGTTCCCCCCGGATGGTGCTTGCGCTTTGCCTCCAAGTAGGCGGCTTGTGCTTGATCGGCAGAGGGAAATGACCCGAGATACTTGTACTTTTGGCCGATCTTGATTTCGGAAAAGTAGTGATTTCGGCGTGCACTAAACCGGACACCGAGGATTCCGGTTTTGCTGTCAGAGCGTGCCGATCGGCGGTTTTGATGGTTCACAGATCGAGGCACATCCCGCAGATTTTCTAAGCGGTTGTCCGCTTTGTTTCCATTGATGTGGTCGATTTCATGGGCTGGCCAAGCACCATGAACCATCAGCCAAATGACTCGGTGCGCCATCAGCATTTCGTGATCAATGCACACATGGACATACCCGTTGTGTGCAACGGTTCCAGCTACATCACCGGGCTTTTTGTTGCCGCGTGCAATCTTTCGGACTAGGTTCCCTGTGGCCGTGTCATAGTGAAAGTACTCGAGCGCTTTTGACTGGGTGAGCTTGCTCATGCGATCTCCCGCATCAAGTAATGGCCGATCAAAATTGCCTCTGCTCTGTTGTGGTCACGAACCCGTGTAACCGGTGCGGAGGGGTACAGGCGCAGGGCGCAGGCGCGGCTGGCGTCTTTGTCGGTGCCCAGTCCGTAGGGCTTTTTCCAGTCCCGTGGGTTGATGATGGTCATGCCCTTGGGCGCCACCTTCCCGCAGACCAGCGCGCGGATCACCCCGAAGGTGTCGAACTGGCTTGCAACCGTCTGGGCTGGCAGTGTGGGCATGGGGATCGGGCGCTCGATGCAGGCGTGCACCGATTCCTTCGCCCATTCGTACTTTGTGGACCACTCGCGCAGGATGTCCTGCATGGCGTCAGCGTCCACCCAGCGCAGCATCTTCCCGGTGCTGGTGCCGTTGGGTGCGGTGGGGATGTCTGCGCATTCCAGCAGGCCACGCTGGGGGCATAGCAGGGCCAAGGCGCCGGTCAGGCCGGGGTCAACTCCGATGAACATCACAGTTCACCCCCTTTCGTGCGCGTCAGGCTGGTGGGGCGTTCACCCTTCCAGTTCGAGAAGAGCATGGTCTGACCTTGGAAGCGGGCAGACAGGACTCCGCAGGCTCCGCCGCGATGTTTGGCAAGGATGAGCTCCGCGAACTCCTTCCAGTCGGACCCCATGTCGGGTGTGACCTGATACGGGCGGTGCACGAAAAGCACCACATCCGCGTCCTGTTCGATGTCTCCCGACTCCCGCAGGTCCGCCAGGATCGGGCGCTGGTTCGGGCGCTTCTCCACTTCGCGGTTCAGCTGGGACAGCAGGAGGATGGCGATGCCGAGCTCCTTGGCTAGTGCCTTGATCCCGCGGCTGATCTCCCCGATACGCTCGGCGCGGCTGGCCTTGCGGTCGGTGCTTTCCATGAGCCCGATGTAGTCAATCACCAGCACAGACAGACCGTGTCGGCGCTTCAGAGCTCGGGCCTTGCTGCGCAGCTGATTGATGGTCAGGGCGGACTGATCAGTGACGTACAGCGGAGTGAGGCGGATGTTTTCCACCGTCTTGCTGACGGATGACCAGTCGAGCTCACTCATGCGTTCAGGGAAAAGAATCTTGTCGTACCGGACCCCGGACTTCATGACCATGCGGCGCTCTTGCACTTCTTCCTTGGGCATTTCCATGGACATCACACCCACCGGTTTGCCCTCGTTCGTCGCCACGTGCTCACCGATGGATAAGGCCAGAGCAGTCTTGCCCATGGATGGGCGGGCTGCGATCACGTAGACCTTGCCCGGACGCAAGCCGCCGTTCAGCTTTTCGTCGAGCTCCGCAATACCGGTGGGGGTGAAGTCGCCCGCGTTGGGGTTGTCATGGCGTTCCTGCAGCTGATCCAGCACTTGCACGATCCCTGCGTCACTGGTCTGCCATTCGTCGCTCTTGGTTTCTTGGTCGCCAATGGCGAAAACCTTCTGCTGCACTTCGTCCAAGAGCTCAGCCATAGACCGGCTGCCGGGGTTGAAGGCGGATGTGGCGATGTCGTTGCCTGTGCTGATCAGCCTGCGCAGCACTGCCCGCTCCTTCACGATCTCCGCATATCGGCGGATATTCGCAGCGCTGGGGATGAACTGGGCCAGCCCGTTCAGGTACTCCAAGCCGCCGAAGTCTTGGCCCTTGCTGTGGGCTATCAGCCACTCGTAGACCGTCACCACATCGGCCGGCTTGTTGGAGTTCACCAGACTGCCCACAGCGGCAAAAATCAGGCGGTGCTCATGGCGATAGAAGTCCGTGTCCAGCAGGATGTCACAGACGCGGTCCCATGCGTTGTTGTCCAGGAGCAGAGCTCCGAGCACGCTGGATTCCGCCTCGATGCTGTGGGGTGGCACTCGCAGTGCTAGGGATGGATCGTCGTTTTGGTTCATGGGTGCCTCCGGTTTATGTTTTTTCGATGACATGGGTCTTGCCCTTGTCGGTCAGTAGAAATTCAAGGTCTGGCTTCCAGTTCGCGTGATCACCGGTGCGGGGGGTCCGGCCCATCAGGAAGTCGTTTTGTTTGGCACGGGCGAAGTACTCGCCAATCCAGCCCAGTGCCTCTTCGGCGTTGGTTGCGCGGGGCGTGCCATCCGTGCGCTGGCTGGTCAGAACCCAGACCCAGAACTGGCTCAGCGCCTTCTTGCGCTTGTCGGTCATCAGGCGAACCGCTGGCAGCTCTGGCAGATGTTGGTGATACAGGTCGATCAGGTTCTGAGTTGGGCAGGTCGGCAGCTTGGCTGCTGACGTATCTGTATTACTTCTCTTCTCTTCTCTTCTCTTCTCTTCTGTGGTGACGCCGTCACGTGACGCGTCACGTTTTCCCGTGACGCCGTTCGTGACGCCTAAAACCTTCTCTGCAGCCTTACGATCGCGGTACTCTTTGGCCCGTTCTGCATTGGTTTTTGCATGGGTAGAACGCTCCTGTTCTACGGTGTTGTGCTCAATGAAATTGCCGAATTCCAGACCCTCACCATCAGGCAGTTCTGTGATCCAGTCCACCGCTGCCATTGCGGCCCCAAATCCGGGGATTCCGGACATCACATCCACCTCAAAAAGACCAGCGTGGCGCAGATGACCGTCACGGCCAACGCTCTCATTTACGGCAGTCCAGACAGGTAAAAGCCCTCCGACAATTACCCGCGTCACGATCGTCACGTGACGCAACGTGACGGCGTGCGTGACGTTTTCCGTTACATCACTGTTCGCATACCACTCCCGAAACTCAGGGTAGGAAAGGAGCTTGCGGGCCATCTTCGTGACCTTGGGATTGGTCAGAAGGCTTGCGCGCATCTTGATCCAGTCAGCCATGGACAACCCCCTCCAACGCTTGCTTGTCAGCCTCGCCAGTGGTCACAAAGAAGCAAGCCTCCAGCCGTGCCACCTGAGCAGCAGAGCGGCCCCGGATCGCTTCGTTCTGGGCTTGGAGCCACAGATCAGCGTCCTCGCGGTTTCCCGCCTCGTAGGCCTTGCGCATGCGATCTCCGCAGGCCTTGATGAAGTCTTCGCGCTCTTGGTCGTTCATGCTGCCCTCCGCAATTGGCTCAGCTGCTCTTCCAGTTCGCGGATCTGGGCGTCCTTGGACTTGTCCACCAGATCGCAATTGAGGCGATAGGCTTCATACTGGGCCGGCGCACGGTTGCCACAGAGGGCCATCAGGTCCAGGCGCTTGTTAGATGGGAAGTTGCCCCGGCCTTTACGCAGGCGGGAGAAGTGGCCCTTGTCGATCCCCAGAGCATCACGGATAGCTTCGTCGCTCAGGTTGGACAAGTTCATGCACAGGTTCAGCGCTGCCAGCTCGTCCTTACAGGCGCGAATCAGCTCCATCGGAACGTCCACCGGCCGGCGCATTTCGGCCAGCATTGGGATCTCTCGTTGCGAATAGTTGCTCATGGTTGACTCCGGTTGACTTCGGATTTCTTCAAAAAAAAGGGACAGTTGCGGCTATGACAAACCGCGATCCCTTCAAACCATCAACCCTTTGCGGGGGTGGACTGGGCTGCAGCGCCAGCGGGTGCGGCTTCTGCCTCGATACCGGCCTGCATGCGCAGAACGTCCCAAGCGATGTCGGGGCGCAGCTCTTCGCAGCGGACAGCGCCGCCGGTAGCGCGTTCGATCAGGGGGCAGTGCTCAGCAGGAACACGGCGGCCGGGTTCTTTCCACTGGCTGACAGCGCCCTTGCTGACTTTGAGCAGGTTGGCCAGGGCGGTTTGGGAGCCGATGATCTCGGCGGCTTTGTCTAGTGCGTGCATATGACCTCGTTTAGAAATTCACGACAAGTATAGAACGGCTATACCTATGAGTCAAGAAAATCTCGTCCCGCTTCGTTCAGGGATTCTTTACAGTCGTGCCGTGAAAATTAGTGAATGGGTCCGAGAGGCCAGAACCAAAGCCAAGCTGTCTCAAGAGAAGCTGGGCGACTTATTGAGCTGCACGAAGGGCAACGTGTCAGGCTGGGAAAACGACCGTCACCAGCCAAGCTATGAGCAGATGCTGCTGATATCGCAGTACACCGGCTACCCAATGCCCGGCCAAGCTACAGAAGCAGAGCTGGGTGCGTTTGCCGTTCCCGGGTTCTCCAGCTTTTTCAAGACTTTCGGGGCTGTCACCCCCCCAAACATTCAAGATGATTTGAATGTAGCCATTCACCATTCAGAAGGCGCAGCACAAAGAAGCGCTTGGGAGCAGGAGGTGCGGGCTTTCCACGCATCCCTGAAAAAACAATCGAGCGGCCTAGCCGCCGCAGAATCGTCGCTCACACCCATCCTTTCTTGGGAGCATGAGGACGATCTGCCACCAGGGGAGTTTGTAATGATTCCGAGGCTGAGCGTCATGCTTTCAGCTGGCAACGGACATGAGCAGATCGGCATCGAGTTCAGCAAGGGGATGCCGCAGGCCTTCCGCGCTGAATGGATCCGAGAGCAAAAGCTGAAGCCCAACAAATTAGCGGCTATGACGGCGGACGGTGAGAGCATGGAGCCCGCCATCTTTCACGGGGACAGCCTACTGGTCGACACCTCACAAAACACCGTGATGGACGGCAAGGTGTATGCCCTTTGGTATGACGGTGGGGAGCGGGTAAAGCGCCTATTCCGTCTACCCGGCGGAGGGATGCGCATCCAATCAGACAACCCCCAGCACCACACCATCGAACTACAACCCGAGCATGTGGAGCTTGTGCGGGTGATTGGCCGGGTAGTTCACCGTAGCGGAAGAGGGGGACTCTAATGTTTGCGCGCATGCTTTACGCGGATGAAGAACGCTCATTGCAAATTAACTGGATGGGTCTTGGTGCACTGACGACTGTGGACAAATTTGGCGGTGTCCGGCGTGCTACCAGCCTTCAAAAAAGTTATTTCATGGGCGTGATCGAGGGCCTATCAAAACGCGGGGTCTCCATTGAACCAAACGACAACACGTTTAAAGAAGTGTGCGAGTCCTTCGCCGAGGCATTGGAAAGCTCACCGAGTTCATTGGTATGGCAGGTGATGTTTTCACGCTCGCCTGATGACATGGCAGCCGAAATTGTTCAATCGCAAGCAACAGATTAGCGCTCTCATATTGATAGCTGCTTTCTCAATATCCACGGGGGCTATTGGCAAAATTCCCCGCAATTCCAAAGTGCTCCGAGAATTCCAAAAGCAAACCCCCTGCCCTGCCACCCAGTCCAAAACCGGACGATGCCCCGGTTGGCAGATCGACCATATAGAACCCCTGTGCGCTGGCGGTGCTGACCGTCTGGAGAACCTTCAATGGCTCACCGTGCAAGAGCACAAATGGAAGACCCGCACGGACGTTAGGGTGTGCCGATCCCTCCCCAAATAGACTAAACCCACCCCATACAGACCGCCCATCGAGGCGGTTTTTTTCCGCCTGTTTCTATTCAATGGATAGAAATTCTGGATTTATTTGTATAGAACCCCTTTACATTGGGTATAGAACGACTATACTTTCTCCATCGAAACGCAAAACGTGATGGAGGAAGAAATGCAGTACAGCACCAACCCAGTGGCAGACGCAGAGGCCAACTACTCGGCCCGCTTCAAGGCAGACGAAGCTGGCAATAAAGCCGAATCCCTGATGCAGGACGCCTATCTGGCAGCCTGCCGCAAGGGTGACGCCAACGCACTCGCCACCTTTGCCCCGATGGTCAAAGACCACGAAGCCGCACGGAAGCTGCAACTTGTGGGAGACGCCACCCCGTTGCGTTACGAAACACTTTCAGAAGTGCTGCGCGATTCGCTGGACTTCACCACTGGCCCAGCCTTGGCTGAACTGCACCAGCTGCTTTTGAACGTTGCGAACAACCACGACTTGGTGAACCAGCCAGCCCACGCCCGTGCCCTGCTGCTGCGCATGTCCTCCAAGTGGGCATGGTTCAACTCCAGCGAGGAGTGATCCATGAAGCGCTTTATCCGGCGCCTGCGATCCATTGGCGCACGTATTGAAAACACCCGCTATTGGATTGGCCGCGGCATGTCACTCGGGCATGCGTGGGTCAAGGCTGATGTCACCTTTAACCACTCGAAACAACCATGAACTGCTGCGACTCCTACGGCCAATGCCAACAGGGCTCTGAATGCCCTGCCCGAATCAGCCCTGCCCAGTGCCTCAAGGCTGGTTTTTGCCAGAGCACCCATGAATGCCACTGTGAAAAAACCGTCAATGAAGGCAGCCAACCATGGGCGCGCTTCGACTGCTTCGCCCGTGAGGTAGTCGCTTTCATCCTCGGAATGCTCTTTGTGCTTGCCCTGCTTGTGGCCTGCACCTTTCTTTAATCACCGGAGAAAAACACCATGAACGATGTCATCGAAATGCAGGAGCAGACCGCCCTGCCAGTAGTCACCAACCCCACACCGTCCCACCTGTTGCAGATGGCAGTCCAGCAAGGTGCCGATCTGGACAAGCTGGAGCGCCTGATGGCCCTGCAAGAACGCTGGGAGGCCAACGAAGCCCGCAAGGCCTACGACACCGCTTTTGCTGCCTTCAAGGCCGAAGCTGTGCGGATCGTGAAGAACCGCCATGTGACAGCTGGCCCCCTGGCTGGCAAGGCATACGCCGAGCTGTTCAGCGTGGTGAATGCCGTGACCCCTGCCCTCTCCAAGTTCGGGCTCAGCTCTTCATGGAAGATCACCAAGGACGAGCCCCAATGGCTGGAGGTGACTTGCACCATCAAGCATGTGGCCGGCCATACCGAATCCGTTTCTATGGGTGGGCCTCCTGATGTGGGTGGCGCCAAGAACGCGATCCAGGCCCGCGCTTCCACTGTCTCCTATCTGGAGCGCTACACCCTGAAGGCCATCACCGGCTTGTCAGAACAGGACGACGATGACAACGGCGGCCGCGGTGCACACCAGCAAACCCAGCAAGGTGGCGAAGACCTGAAGCCCCTGATTGACGCAGGCCAAGACGCGGCCATGAACGGCATGGCATCCCTGACCAATTGGTGGGGCGGGCTGACTGCCAAGCAGCGCAGCGCCATGAACAAGGAATTTCCCAAGCTGCGCGCGGCTGCCAACGGCGCGGACGGTGCGCAATGAACCTCCTGATCCGCTGCAGCTCCATCGGCAAGCTGATGACCGAGCCCAAGACCAAGGCCGAAGGGCCTTTGTCGGTAGGGGCCAAGACCTACATCCGCAGCCTCGTCTCTCAAGCCATCTTCGGGGTGGACTTCGAGGTTAGCTCCAAGGAAATGGAGAAGGGCCAGCTGATGGAAGGCGAAGCCATCGCCCTCTTGAATCGTGTGCGGGGCCTGTCCCTCACCAAAAACACCGAGCGCAAGGAAAACGACTGGATCACCGGAGAGGCTGACCTGTTCGACACCTCCGCGCGCCGTGGCCACGACCTGAAGTGCTCATGGTCTGTCGCCACCTTCCCCATCGCCACCGTGGACTGTGAAGACAAGCTCTACGAGTGGCAGATGCGGGGCTACATGTGGCTCTGGGATGCCAGCGAGTGGGAGGTGAACTACGCCCTGCTCAGCACTCCCGAGCACCTGATCCGATACGAGCCGGCCAGCATGCACTTTGTTGACCACGTACCCGAGCACCTGCGCCTGACCACTTGGAAGGTCGAGCGCGATGCAGCCAAAGAAGCCTTGATGGTCGAAAAGATCAAGGCCGCCCGCGTCTACGCCTCCGAGGTGCTGGACCACTTCAACCAATCCCATTCCCTCACCACCTGAAAGGTAACCATGTCCCTAGTACTCGAAACCCTGACAAAAGCAAAAATCACCGATGTGGTGGTGCTGTCCCAAAAGAACCGCGAACCAGACCAGAACCCCGGCGCTGCCCTGACCTTCAGCCTGGAGCTGAGCAACAACGCCTTGAGCTACTTCGACGGCTCCCTGAAGTCGTTCCTGTACACCAAGTCCGCCGCATCCTCTGCCGGCCAGCAAGGTCTGGAAGGCGTGGAAGAGGTCAGCGATATGCCGAACCTCACTAAGGCCGGTATCAAGCTGGGCAAGTTCTCATGGTCCCAAGACCTCTATGGCTATGAGCTGACCATCGACCACGGCATGGGCGATAAGTCCAATCTGGTGCTGGGTGACTGCATCCTGTCCAACTTCAAGGTAGAGCCCAAGGAAGGCGGCACCATCGTGCTGGGTTTCTTGCTGGAGTCGCAGGACGTGCCGGAAAAGGTGTTCGGCAAGCTGGCAACCCTCAAGAACCGCGAAGTGCAGATCACGCTGACCGCCCCCGAGGTCAAGCAGGAAAGCATCTAAGCCATGACAGCCATGCGGTTCCTAAGCGTGTGCTCCGGCATTGAAGCGGCAAGCGTAGCCTGGGGGCCGCTTGGCTGGAAGGCTGTGGCCTTCTCCGAGATTGAGTCCTTCCCCTGCGCCTTGCTGGCTCACCACTACCCCGATACCCCGAACTGGGGTGACATGACCAAATTCAAGGAATGGCCTGATGTCTCAATTGACCTTCTTTGCGGAGGAACCCCCTGCCAGTCCTTCAGTGTCGCAGGACTCCGAAAAGGACTGGATGACCCACGCGGTAACCTCATGCTTACCTTTGGTGCCATTGCTGCAAAGTATCGCCCCAAGTGGCTGGTATGGGAGAACGTCCCCGGCGTCCTGTTCAGTAACGGAGGCGCAGACTTTGGAGCCTTCCTCGGGATGCTGGGCCAACTCGGGTATGGGTTCGCCTACCGGGTTCTGGACGCTCAGTACTTCGGAGTGGCCCAAAGACGCCGCCGTGTGTTCGTTGTCGGATGTCTTGGAGACTGGCGAAGTGCCGCAGCGGTTCTTTTTGAGCGCCACAGCTTGCAGGGGCATCCTGCGCCGAGCCGTAAAACGGGGCAAGCAGTTACCCCAACAATTAGAGCGGGCGCTGCAAACGGTGGCGCAGGCCACGGAGCCAGGAGCGGAGACAGCAAAGACGAATTGATCGTCCCGGTTGAAACTTTATGCGTTGCCACGGGTCAAGCGGGCGCTGAAATTGGCGCTGAAATTGGCGCTGACATGGCTCCGACGCTCAACTGCAACCACGAAGCGCCGTATGTCGCGGGCGCACTTTGCAAAGCATCGTTCAGCGGTGGAGCTGGTGGACGGCCAGAGGGTGCGGCGGCTGGGCACTTTGTACCGGTGGCCTTTCCTGCAAACCTATCCGGCACCCAATGCGCCAGCGCTGAGGATGTTGCGCCAAGCATGGGGGCGGCAAACCCGACAGCAGTAGCTCTATCCGTTGCGCTTCGCGGGCGTGAGGGCGGTGCAACAGCCGAACTAGGTGACGAGGTGGCGGGTTGTCTGCGCGCCAGCAGTGGAGGTGGCGACAAACCGCACGTAATGGCACCAGCCTACACGACCAAGCTGCACAACACGCAGAGCAACCAAGCAGGCAAGGTCTACGAGGAATACAGCGTCAGCCTGGACCGCAGCAGCCCACCGCCTGCGCTACTGACAGCCATGCAGGTTCGCCGCCTGACCCCCGAGGAATGCGAGGCCCTCCAAGGCTTCCCCCGTGGGTACACCGACATCAAACCCAAGGGCAAGCCCACAGCAGACGGCCCACGCTACAAGGCGCTGGGCAACTCATGGGCTGTGCCTAACGTGCGCTGGATTGGAGAGCGGATTGAGGCAGTAGCCCACATCCAGCGTGCGAAAGAAGCTATCAAAAACGAAGCAGTAATGGAGGTTGCATGAGAAAAACAAGCGCATACGCCCGCAAGATTCGCCGAGTGGGCAAAACCTACAACGCCGCCGAAGCGTTTAACGCCATTCAGCGCTGCCGGCAGTTCACCAAGGAACCGCTGCCAGGTATGGAGTCCGTGGCCGGCACCCAGACTGCGGCTGACAAAACCATGCTTCAGGTGCGAGAGGCCTATATGGCAATGAAGGACGCGGCCTGCATTGACCCTGTGCACGACTTCGATGTGCTGGCCCATGCCATTGGCGTGTCCGTAATCCGGGCGGTGCAGATCGCCGGGGAAGACGAATTCACCAACACCATGCTGCCCATCCTCCGCGCAGCCAATGAAGCACTGAGCCGCAGCCGTGAGCGATTCCTGCGGATCGGCCGCATGGGCTTCGATGGCCCTGCGATTGACCAAGTGATGGCAGGGGTCGAGCTGTACGAAACCATCGTGCAGGCCAGTTCCCCCGCCCAGATGACAGCCGCTACCGACGAGCGGCGCGCAACCGTGAAAGCACAGCAATGACACTCACAGACCAAATGATTGAAGCATGCAAGACGGCCAAAGGCCTGACCCGCGCGGAAATTGCGCAGCTGCTTGGACGCCCTGCAAACAACGTGATCAACATCGCGGACCTGCTGGTGAAGGAGGGACGCCTGCACAAGTCCGGAGTTCGCCGCGCTTATCGGTACTTCACAGACAAGGCACACGCGGACGCTTGGGCACTTGTCGCAAAAGATGCCTACGCGGCCCAGCTCTCCGCCAACCGCGAAGCCACCCGGATCACGCGTAACGAATCGCGGCGCACCGGTAACCCCATGGGCCGCCCAGCTGCGCCCGTGGTGGTTCGCCAATCAGCAGCACCGAAGCCCGCACCCAAGCCCACGAAGGTGATCTGGCCGGAGCATGTGAAGGTCTACGTGGCCCCCACCCCTCCCGGGCGTTTCCACTTTGAACCACCGCCAGGCTGGGCCGGTGAGATTTCCAAGGACTGGATGAACCGGAGAACACAAGGAGCAGGCGCATGACTGGATGGTGGCACGACACAGAGCAAGAGAAAACGCCCATTGGGCCGCAAGACGTTTGAGAGGTTGATATGAGCTTACTGAGTGAACAAGACATTGCGCTTGCTTGGATTGGGGTAAGCGACCCGATAGCGCTTGGAGGGAATTTCAAGGACAGCGAGCATGTCAAAAACTTTGCTGCAAACCTTGAGTCCGCGATTCTGGCGAAGCTGGGGGCGATGGAAGAACACGATGGCAACTATGCCCAATCCAATGCAAGCGCTGCCCGAGTTATTGCAGCCATCACCGCCATCAAGCAAGCACAGGAGCAGCGACCAACAGACCGAGACATCGCGGGAGAAAACCAGCAGTCAACAGATGAGCAAGCGGAGCCGGTGACACCCGCAGAGGCGCTGTCACTTGCCGAAGAATGGGAAGGCCAAGCCGGTGGACAACTAGCACCCCAGCTCACCACAAATGAGATAGCGGGGATGCTTGAGCAGTTTGCGACAGACCGCACCAAAGACTGGCCGCAGTGGATGCGTGATAACTCCCATGTTGCTACTGCCAGTTTTCCAGTGCGAGGCAAGCCAGCACCCAAGCAAGCGGAGCCAGTACAGCCATCATCGAAAAAGACACTGGCACTTGCGCAGGAAGTGCATAGACCTGCACGACCACAACGCGCCCGAGTACATCATTTGCGCCGAATTGGTACGGCTGAACAAGGCGCTATCGGCTTCGCCAACTCCACCGGAGGCGGCATGACTCCATTTATCCCAATCTGCCCACCATGCAATCAGAAGTGCAACCAGGGGCGAGACTGCCCACGGAGGAAGCAATGACCATGTTCCTCGATGCCGAAGAAATGGCGGACCTGACCGGCTACAAGCAGGCCAGCAAGCAGATCGCCCAGCTCAAACAGCAGAAGATCCCGTTCCACATCAATGCCGCCGGCCACCCGAAAGTGGCGCGGGCCATCCTTGAAGGTCAGCGCCAAGCCGCGGAGAAACCCAAGACCGCAACATGGAGTCCAGCATGGGCCGCAAACCGAGTGCCAACCTGAACTTGCCCAGCCGCATGCGCGCGCGCGTGCGAGGGGACAAGACTTACTATTTCTACGACCACGGCGGCCGGCCACGTAAGGAAACCTCTCTGGGCACGGATTACGTGATCGCAGTGCAGAAGTGGGCGGAGCTCCATGAAGCGGCCCCCACCGTGGCCATCACCGTGGGCTGGGCAATCGGCAAGTATCTAGCCTCCCCCCAGTTCGATGAAGTGAGCTTAGGCACCCAAGCGGATTACAAGTTCGCGCTGGACAAGTTGCTGAAGGCCTTCGGGGATGCGCCCATGGATCAGGTGCGGCCCAGCGTGGTGCAGCTCTACATTGATGACCGGAGCAAGGAAACCCGACACCGTGCCCTTCGTGAGAAGGCCGTGCTGTCCATGGTCTATTCATGGGCAATGGCTCGGGACTTCTGTGCCACCAACCCCGTGGCCGCTATCAAGACCAAGCGCCTACCCGGGCGCAAGGATGTGATCATCACGGACGATGTGCTGGAAGGTGTGTATCAGGCTGGCAGCGTGTCACTGAAGGAGGCGATGGACTTGGCCTACTACCTGAGCCAGCGGCCCGCCGATGTGCTGAAGCTGTCGGAGGCTGATGTGCGTAAGGGGTACATGGAGTTCAACCAGAACAAGACCGGCAAGGCGATGAAGATCCCAGTGGCTGGCGATCTGGAGAAGCTGATCGAGCGGATCAATGAGCGCAAGTCCCAGTTCACCATCCGGCCCATGCAGTTGCTGGTTGACGAGTCGGGCAAGCCGATGACCAAGGCAAAACTGAGATCACGGTTTGAAGCAGCTCGGGCGATGGTGTCCGGTGCTGAGCATTTCCAGTTCCGCGATCTACGCCGCAAGGGATCGACAGACCTGCGGGATCAGGTGGGTCTGGAGGCTGCGCAGGCCCTGCTCGGACATTCCACCACGACGATGACAGAGCACTACACCGGCACCGCCAAGAAGGTCACCGCGCTACCAAAACGCCGGGGCTAAATCGTTCCGCAAACGAAAAAGCGTAAGAGTGAAAGACTGGGGAAAAGTGGGGTAACTTTTGCGGAAACTTGGAAAGCCGCAAAGCCGCATGAAACCGTGAAAGCTGGGGAGTTTCAGGTACTAGCGAGTAACATCGTGGAGGTTCGAGTCCTCTTCTGGGCACCAACAATGGTAATGTAGTTAATGAAAAGCCGCTGTGAAAACAGCGGCTTTTTTTTGCCTGTGTGATTCGTGCCACTGACCGTTAGATGCATCGGTCAGTGGCTAAAAATCAGATGGGAAGTGCGACCAAGTCGTGACCTTGCGCACTCACAATTCGCGCCTTGGTGAACTCACCCACTTTCAACGTCTTGCTGATTTTTTCGGGCGGTAACAAACGTACCACGCCATCAATTTCTGGAGCATCCGCGTAGCTACGACCGACTCCGCCCTTACGACCCAACGCTGGCGCAGAATCCACCAGCACTTGCATCACGGATCCGACACGGCGCTGCAAGCGAGCTGCAGATACTTCTTCAGCCACCTGCATGAATCGGGCGCGACGCTCCTCGCGAACTTCCACCGGCAACATGCCAGGCAAGTCATTGGCGGTTGCGCCATTTACTGCGCTGTAGGCAAAGCAACCTGCACGGTCAATCTGGGCTTCTCGCACAAAGTCGAGCAGGTGCTCAAACTCTTCTTCAGTCTCACCAGGGAAGCCCGCAATAAACGTACTGCGCACCACCAACTCCGGGCAAGCTTCGCGCCACTGCTGCAAACGCTCTAGGTTTTTTTCACCACTGGCAGGCCGCTTCATCCGGCGCAGCACATCAGGATGGCTGTGTTGCAAAGGAACATCCAGGTAAGGCAGCACACGACCTGTCGCCATCAACGGCACAATTTCATCCACACTGGGGTAGGGGTAGACATAGTGCAACCGGACCCAGGCGCCATAAGGCTCAGCGATATCACCAAGCGCCTGCACCAGCTCCAACATACGGGTCTTCACGGGCTTGCCATCCCAAAATCCGGTGCGGTACTTCACGTCGACGCCATACGCCGAAGTATCTTGGCTGATAACTAACAGCTCTTTCACACCACCCTCAAACAAGGCACGCGCTTCGTTCAGAACATCCCCAATCGGGCGGGACACCAAGTCGCCGCGCATGCTGGGGATGATGCAGAAGGTGCAACGGTGATTGCAACCCTCACTGATTTTCAAATACGCGTAATGGCGCGGCGTAAGCTTGATACCTGCCACACCAAAAGATTGCGGAACCAGATCCAAAAATGGGTCGTGCGGTTTTGGCAGATTGGTATGCACAGCATCCATCACCTCCTGGGTCGCATGGG